GTAGTCAACAAAAAGATCGTTAGCCACAGTTCCTTTACTTTCAGAAAATGCTTTTAATTCCATAAGTAAATCATCAGGAACAGTTGTTGCTGCTAATGTTCCCGAAACTGTACCGTTTATAAAAATTTTAAACTGATCTGCTGTTACACTTGGTTCACTTCCTGCTGGTTGAAATAAGAATCCCAATCTAACAGAATTATCTGGCATTCCATAAACAGTTGCAGATTGTGTTGCTACAGTTGAATCTAATTGTACAAATGTACTTCCTGCTTCTAACACAGTAAAAGATACACCTGCTCCATTTTTTCTAGATACAAATTGAATTGAAGTTGTATCTTCTAAATGAGAGAAACCAATACCATCATCTGGTAATGCTACAGGATTAACATAAGCGTTATCCGCAAAACCAACAAAAGTGTTTAGTTCAGTAACATCAGTGATTGCAATTGAAGTTTCAAAGTACCATTTTTTACCAGTATTAATTTGAAATACTTCTGGAGACTGTATACCATTAATCTCGCCACCGGCAGGAGCAGCATCTCCAATTCTTAGCCATCCTTGAGGATATTGAGATAAAATGAAAGCCGAACCAGTTAAAATTTGAGTCCAATCTTCATCATTGTATGTTATGAAATCATCTTGGTACGCCCATTCTGCTGGTGCAGTTCCGCCTGTTATTAAAGGTTGTTTGATACCACTAAATAAAGAAGTAGCACCATCTTTTCCTCTTACGTTTGTTACTCCGTTTGAAAAGTGTGTTGTCATATTAATCAGCGCCTCCTAGCGCCAGTTATTCTTACTAAGCAAAGAATAACCAATTTATGATTTAATTATCTTAGTGAGTTTTTTATATACTAGTTTTTAGTAGAGTGCAAGAGAGCCTACGGTCTTTATGCATTTCAGCAATGTAGCTTTTGATTAAGTAGCTACAGAAACTTGTGGAGCTGCTCCTTCGACAGTATTCTGTCTGTGGGCAATAGCTGCTTCTTCCAGCTTGATCTCAGTAATAACTTTTTTAACTTTGTCATCAATTCTGACCATTTCAAGAGTATATTTACCATTGTCAATATGCTCCTGTTCC